TTTGATTGTTCAGACACTTTAATTTTGAGAGAATTTTTAATTTTGGAATTTATTTGTTCGATAATAAATTTGGTTCTGTCCTCCAAATTATATGGGAATGGATATTTCTGGTGATTGGCTGGAATAATTACATAAGTCATTTTATTTTTTTGTTTATCAGTTGCATATTTTTCCATTTCCAATAATTTATCACGAATATTAACACACATGTCAGAACGTGATGTTTCATCAGCAGTAATGTGCATTTTTTTAATCAGATTTCCTAGATAAGATTTACTGTATGAATTTAAACAAACCGAACCCGTTAATGATTGAATTCCAGTTCCTCTCTTTTTACCTGCTAGAATTGTTTTCATCTTTTCACGGATTTTAAAAACATCTTCTAATTCAACGAATGATTTTAATTTCTTTTTATTTGGTTCTTTATCAATAATACCAACAACATCAAATTCTTTTCGTGTTGAATAATAATCTGCAACACCGTTAAAATCATAATTATCTTGTTGTTCAGTATCCTTATCAGATATAGTTTCTTTATCATATGATGATAAAAGATTAGAATGTTTTAGGAAATCATAAAGTGTAATATTATTAGTAATGTATTTATCATATTCTTTTCTGTAATACATCGGAATATTTTCCGGTTGTTCAAATGGTTGATAAATATAAAAACCATTAACATAAATTAAATAACCAGGACGATTGTATTTATCAACAACGGTGTCATTGAAATTATTAAAATCATTTTCTGTTATAGGAATTAATTCATCTAAACTTCGATAAATGTAGTAAACATCAAATAAATCTTTTTTATCAATTAAATAAAATGATTTAACATGATTAATAATTGATGGAAGAGTATAAACATAATTCATTAAATACAATTCTTTTATTTTTTCTTTCGCAAATTCGATTTCATTTCTTGCTAAATCATATGAAAAAGTAGTTTTATCAACTTCATCTAAAGGAACTTTTTTGTATGTTATTTTATCTTTATCGTAATATTTATCTAACTGTTTATCAGAACATTTAAAATTACAATTGGTATAATCGCATAACGAAGGACAATTTGGTTCTCCTTTTTTATTGCAATTTTTAAATTGTTCCACTTCTTCATAAAAGATATTACCAGCCATATTCATAGCACAATCAACAGCTTCTTCCTTCATAATTCGTTCTATTTTCTTGATTAATGTATGTTTCATTTCTGCTTTTTGATATAATAATTCTTCAGATGATGGAGTTTTTCCATCTAAGACAACAGCATATTTATAAACTTCAACTTCAGGATATACATTTTCTTCTGACATAATACTGTAATGAGAACACCGACGAATTGCTCTTCCAACAACTTGATCCACTCGTCCAAAATTAAAATAAACATCTAAAATATGAACTTCCTTCACATTTTTCATACTTATACCTTCATTAATAACCTTAGAACCAAGAATGAATTTAATGTATTTTCCATCTAAATTATTCATGTTATTAAATACATTATCAATCATATATTTACTTTCTTCAGGTAATGCTTCCAATGATTCTTCAGATGATTTACCTGTAATTGTAATGAATGTAGCCGGTTTAAATTCATGTTTTGGAAATTCGATAGTTTTTTTCTTTTTTCTTTTTAAGATTAACTTTTCATTATGTTGTGAATAAGGAATACCACAGAAATAACATCTTGTATTATCAGAAATTTGCAGATTTTCACCATATTCAATATAACCATTTTGTAGCATTACTTGTTTAAATAAATCAATACCGACTTTGACTAAATTAGAATAAACAAAAGCAGTTCTGGAACCTTTTTTACCCCAAATTAATTTATTAATATTTTTTAATGCTCTAAAGAATTTAATTGAAAAATGTTTTAAATTATCAATATGAAGAAATTCTCCAAAGATACTTTTATTATCATTACCTAAATAAATTAGTTCTTTCGATTTAGTATCCAACATTTCATTTAATTTAGTATTTAATAATTGTTGGTTAGTACGTAGTTGATTTCTAAGAGTAACCAATCCTTCTTTTCCAACATAACCAACTATTTTTTTTCGACTATCATCTAAACCGGGAAAAACAAAATTAGAAACAGCTTCGGAACTTCTATCCAACGCATCATCAATCGTTTTAATCACTTCTTCATAAACTTGTTTCTGGAAGGGTAGCATATGACATGGAATAATTTTGGTAAATTTCAAGGTATCAGGAACAACACCAATATCAACCCGTTTGGCAAAAATTAATGGATCTGACCCTCTAAGATGTGAAACATATCCTTTAATCATATTTCTAAAATATTGTTCTCCTTCTTCTTTGATTTGCATATCGTAATTTTTATGAATACTAAAAATTCGATCTCGATCAATCTGTTCTTTTTCAGGACGCAATAAATTAACCAAAAATATAATATCATCAGCTAAATTTTTCATAGGTGTAGCAGATAATAGAAGAATTTTTAGATTAACAGAATTTTTAATGATCATTCTGACAGCTTCACCATAAGCATTACCTGTTAAATTATGAGCTTCATCAATAATTAAAAGTGAATTATCAAGATTAATAATACGATCAATTGATAATTCCCTTTCATATTCACCAGTTTCTGTTTTACGATATTTGAGTTTCTTTTTATTATCAGTGTCTTCGGCTGTTTCAACAATTTTTTCACCGAGAACTTTTCGGTAGAAACTTCGGTAACTGACAATCCGATAATATTGATAAGCATTTGATAATGATTCTTTTTCTCTTTTCTGTTTATCTTCTTTGGTTAAATAAACATTTTTATCAACAAACTTAGTGTATGTATTACCAGAACATTTGATAATTTCTGAGCGCCAATTTTCCTTATGAATTGGACCAGGAACTAAAATATAAATTTTTGTATTATATTTTGTAACTTGTTCCTTAAATCGTTCTGCGATTGATACAGCTGCACAAGTTTTTCCAATACCTAAACCAGAATAAATAACCAATCCTTTGTAAGGTGTATTTGGATTAATATAATTAGCTAACATCTGTTGATATTCTGTTAATGCAAATTGACGTCCACAAATATTTTCTCTGTATTGTTTAATGTCTTCGTATTTTTTAAGTTGAGGTCTATTTGGCATTCTGTATGATTGAAATTCTAGTTTTTTATAAAGTTTATCCTGTAAATGTTCGTCATCTACTTGTGGATATGCAAAATCCTGAATCATTAATTTATCTAATTCTTTGTCAGAATCAATACTCATTATAATATTTATATACATTATTTTATTAGTGTATATTTCATATTGTAAAAAAATATGCTAAAAAATTATTTAGTTAAATAAAATGCATGATAAGTTTCTTCGTTAATAAATGAATTGTCGAATAGAAAATCAATTTTGATAATGCTTTCGAAACCTTCTTTTTGATTAGGTTCTTCATAAGTCTTCTTATATTTATTATAGACAATTTCTGGAATTAAATTAATTTTTCCATCTGAATGATAATGACGATAATATGAATTATGTTTTGCTAGATTGAAATCTATATCCATTATAAAACATCGGCATTGATAATTATATTTTTTAGCTAATGTGATAAATTTCTCTCTCGCTTCAATAGTTGGATTGGTATTATCAATAACCACAGATTTTCCCGATTTGAAATGTTTCATACATTCTGTAAGACATACTGTCATTGTTTTAAATGAATCGCGATTAATAATTTCATAATTATGAGGAGAGATATATTTTTGAACATATATTGATTTACCAGAACCTGGAATCCCGACCATCATAATCATTTCTTTATTATTTGGTGTAAATTCAAAATTTTCTGTTTGTTGTTTTTGTAAATTATCAAAATTTATCTGATAGGAAACATCTGGAAATATATTTTCAGCATCATTAAAAATATTTTCAGGAATACAAAATTTCAATTTGCAATTTAAAGCAAATTTTAAATCAGAATCACTAAAATCATATTGTCTTCCACAAGCGTCACCGCAATAAAATGATTTTTTTAAATTAACTTTTTTATTTTCTGTTAATATTTTCCAGAATGTTGGAAATGGTTTGCGATACAAATCATGCGACAAAGCAACATAAACTATGATCGGAACATTTAATTGTGCAACAATATTATTAATTTTTTCTTGCCAATCTTTAATCCCGTTTTCTTTTTTACTAATTCCGGCTTGATTTGAAATAATAACAATATTATAACGTTTCTGTTGCAATTCTTGAATAATTGTTGGAACTTGTTTAAAATTAAATCTCCAATCATCTTTATTAATTGGGAATTTTTTGTGTGATTTTGTTGTTATCAATGTATCATCTAAATCAAAACAAGCATATTTACGATGTAATTTTTCAGTATGATTTGATGCATATAAATAAGTCTCTCTCTGTTGCCATTCCATTATGATAATTAGTTTAAATTATCATATTTTTAAATAATAAAAAAATCATTTTTTTCTAAATTATTAATCAATTGAATGGATTTGGTGTATCAAGTGCTACATCTAGTTGTTTTGAAACAGTTGCAATTTGTTTTGGCACTTGTAATGACGGTTTAACTGGTATATATTCAAGAGTAACAGTTCCTTGTTTATCTGACATTGGTTTTCCGAATTTAACTCTGACAATCATATCATAGTTGAATTTTTGCATTGTTTCGAGAATATTATCAATATTGACATTTGGAACGTCTTTGAGTAATGTTGATAAAGATGCTTTATCAAGTCCTCCACCTCTTTGTATCGGTTTTGGTGATTTTAACAATCCTTTCTGTTGTTGAAGTGCTACAGCAAATGGAGATGGTGGGCGTTGTTGTGGCATTGGTGGTGCTTGTGGAGGTTTGGGTGCTGATGATTGTTGGATTTTAGCGACACCTTGTTGTGTTTTCTGGTCTATTTTAAGTTGTAATTGTTGGGTTTTTGATTTTGCCGCTGCTGATGCTGAAGTTGCGAGTGCTTGTCCACTTGTTCCAATTGTAGTTGTTAAAGATTTGCTAGTTTCATTAGCAACATCTTTGGCGACTTCACCAAGAACTTTTCCTGTTTCTTTGAGTTGTTGTCCGACTTCTTTTCCAATTTCTTTTAATGTTGGTTCCATATATTTATATGCTTCTTTTGAAACTTCAAGTCCTTTTTTAAGTCCTTCTTTTGCGAATTCCTGTGTTTTTTTCGTTACAGTAGATAGCATTTTTCCCAATGTCATTTTATCAACAGGTTCGCAAAATTTAGATTGTTGTGTTACAGGACTCATTTTATTTAATTTCATCAGATGAGCTTTGACAGCACCGTCAGATGTTAAAAACACTTTAACAAATTCCCGACAATTTTTGATGACAATTGGTTCAGCAGGATTATAAATACTTTGAATAGTTTCTTGTTTTGTTAATATCAGTGCTTCTTCTTGTTTTCCTCCAACTAGACGAATGTATTTCGCCTTATATTTTAAGTATTTTTGTCTATAGTATTCATCACTTTCCATCGAATGATTATATATATTATGAATGTATAAAAAAATATAAAGACGTATATGTTATTAGACATCTTAAGCGTTTTAATGACAGTTTAAATATCAAAATCAATGGTATAGTTGAATGACTGATTTAAATAATTCAAATAAAATAGTTGATGATACATCTCGATACGAAAGAATTAAAAAAATAGCCAAACAAATTAATAAAATTAAAGAGAAACATATATTAATTGACCTAATTAATATTATCAAAACAATGAATCCAGAACTTTCTATAACAGAAAATGATAATGGTATGTTTTTGAAATTTAATTTATTAATTCCTGAAACATATAATAAAATAGAAAATTATCTTAAGAAGAATCTTCCTAAAAAGAGCGATGAACTTGATAGTATAACAACATCGGAATATGTACCTTATTCACCGGATGATATTGTGGCATCCGGTGAAAAATATAAGTTATCCAATAAAGAAAGAACTCTGATAAAAAAACACAAATATTCACAATTTTCAAGTTAAAAAAATGAAATTTAAATGATATATAAACATAGTTATTTAATTATATTATTAAATGACGTCGGAACCACAATTGAAAATCAATGAATTAATAGAGTTTGTGATGAAAAATTGTGTTCCAAAAACACCCAATGTAATTTCATCACATTCGACCGAAAGTTTTTTAGTTGAAAGTGAAACTATTGATACGAAGAAAACTAAATATTTTAATACATTATTTGGAAAATTTTCTAAAGATGTCAAATGTTTGGATGTTATAGAAAACATCCAAATTACAGAAAACAATATTTCATTCTGTGCTTCATTTTTGACTTGTATTTTAGAAGATTTTCAAAATCTTTCGAAGGATGATAAAACAATTTGCATCAGTAAATTTTTTGCGAAAATATTGAGTGAGATAAAAAAAAGAAATGGTTTGAACAAATATATAACACCAACTTTAATATGGGATAAAAAAGAATTAGTTTCAAATTTAACAGATTTGAAAATCACCAATAATATTATTGCATATATTACGACATATTTAAATGTTAACTTATTTGTTGTTTCATACAATGAAATTGTTTTGTATTGTATGGGAAAGAATTTTAATATTTACAAACAAAATATAATCTTATTCAAAGAAGACCAAAATTATAAACCATTAGTGGTTGATGATAAAAAAATATGGTTATATTCTGATGAAATAATGACATATTTTATTCAAACACATCAGAACAAAATTAATATTTATCAACAAAACAAGTCGGTATTACCAATTGAATTTAAAATAGGTAATGATAATGATATTGAATTAATGTGGACAAATGAAACAGAAACCAAATCAATAACAGAAGAAGAAAAGAAATCAGTTAAAATAACAATTAAAAAAGAAAATCCGGAAACAACGGAACAAATTTTGGATGCTGTTTTAGTGAAAGATACTAAAAAGAAAAACATTATCCCTCAAAGTGAAATGAAGATGGATTTTGAAGATTGTGATTCTGAAACAATATCTGGTAATAGTTCCGATGATGAAAAAGAAGATATACAACAAGAAAAACCAAATCAAACTATTAAATATACAAAAGAAGCATTGACAAAACTAAAATGTACAGAACTAAAACAATTAGCAAATGATAATAAAATTTCATTAACGATGAAAGTTAATGGAAAAACAAAGCAAAAATTAAAACAAGATTTGATTGATGAATTAAGTAAATGTTAAAATTTACAAAAATATGAGTTTATATATACAAAAAAATATAATTATAAAATTTATAATTATAGAATATTAAAATGGATTTCTTTAAAAATATTTCGAGTGATGTGGATGGATTTCCTGAATTAAAATATGTCATTGATACTCTAACAGAAATTTTAGATTTTATGGTAACTGATGATATGATGAATCTAAAACAAGAGAATAAAGAAACATTTGAACAAGTAATGGCAGATAAATTTAAGGATTTCAGTGAAAGATATTTTTCTTTATTTTGTGTGATTTTAGATGGAGAAATGAATTCTTTATCAAATCTTGTCATGATGATTAATACTCTATGCATGGTGAAAACAAAAAAAATCTCTATGGATGAAGGATATGCTCATATCAGAGAAGAATTGGCTGGAACATATATTTATCCTCAATTTGGAGGAAAAGAACAATTTGAAAAAACAATCAAAGAAAGAAGTAAGAAAAATAAGAAACATCAAAAGTAAAAATTTAGTTATGTGTGTGTAAATTATAAAATCAAAAATATGATTTTATGATATATGACAGAATTTATTAATTGTGTATTAAAGGACTTATATGATTCAAGAGATCATATTGCAACTTCAGTTTATAGAAATTTTGGAATAGTTCAGGGCGGGTATCCGACAACATTAGATTTACGTTCTGATTTACCAAGTGTGCGTTCTCAGGGTTCGCGTGGAACTTGTGCAGCTTTTGCGGCATCATGTCTCAAAGAATGGCAAGAAAAAACAGATTCTGGATATACAGGTTATATGTCACCTGAATTTATTTATTTTTATCGTTCCAATAAACCAACACATGGAATGTATTCCAGAGATGTAATGTCAATATTATTAAATAATGGTTGTTGTAGTGAAGGTGAATTACCATATGATGAAAAAAATGTTGATGGTCCTACAGAAATATCAGCGACATTTGTTGAAAATGCCAAGAATTATCGTATCAAAGAATATGCACGTGTTCTAACAATAGAAGATTTGAAAACTTCTCTTTATCAGAATGGTCCATGTTATATTTCTTTTCCAGTTTACAATCAGAGACCAGAATTTTGGAGACAAGCAAATGGAGAAAATTCAAGTGGAGGTCATGCTGTTGCTGTCGTCGGCTATGATAATAATGGATTCATCATTCGAAATTCATGGGGCGAGAGTTTTGGAGATAAAGGATATGTTATTTATCCTTACGGAGATTTTGGAGCTCATTGGGACATCTGGACGGTTATCGTTATAGGGGGAAGTCCAAAACTACCTCCACAACCAGAAAATAAGAAATTATGTCCAGGTTGTATCATGCTTTAGTTCAAAAATAAAATCAAATTTATAATTTTTAAATTATAAATAAAAAAATTTTTTAATGTTTAATAATTTGCTGTTTAAGTTTTTCTAAATTCTTCTGCATTTTAGTAAATTCTTTCTTGGTAGGATAATATTGGTTAAGCCAGTATTTACTTGCAATAATTTGTTCATCTCTTCCATAAATGTACATATCACCGTAATAATTTTGAGATTTAATAAATTTAACAATTTTATTAATTGCTAAACTTTGTTTATTGGCTATTTGAGTATTAATATTTATCATTGTTGTAATAAATTCTGTTGGTAATTCTAAATCTGGGAAAATATCAACAATATTTAATTTAGTATTTTTATTCATATCTTTGAGTAATACTTCGAGTTGTTCTAATATTTGTTTTTTTGATTTATAATTCAAGCATACCAAGAATTTTTCAGATGTTGACATATGACTTAATAATGGTTTGACAAGATATACTTCATCGAATACAGAAGATAACATGAAAATTAATTTATTTACCGGCATTGTAAATGTTTCAAAGACACGACAGACAAAAGAACCGCCGTCTGATAAAATATTTAGTGCTGTTATAATTTCTCCAATTAATATATCAGTCATTTCTTGTTCTAGAGTAATTTTATATTTCCAATCCGGAGCACCATATGCTGTAACTAAATTAATTTTTTTGGGAATATTTTTAACAATTGTTTTAATTGTTGATGCTTCAGTTATATCAAAATTATCAGTTGTTTTTAAAAGAGATATTTTTTTATTACCACTAATAAAAGATGTTGCTTCTGATTGTAGTTTATTCATTGGAATAACATAATGTTTATCTTTTGTTGTATTCTTCATAAACATTTCACGAAATAATATAAGTGATTGTACTAATGATGCATCAGATTCTAATAGATGTAATGATGATACTGTTTCATCAGGAATTATATTAAACATTGCCATAATTTCCCAAAGTTTGTAAAAACCATTACCTAATATATTCTCTTTTTCATTAAATAGGAAATATTCGTTCGAGACAGCATTAATATCAGTATCATAATTATCAATAGTTGAATTAAACAGTCTCATGGTTGAATATACTTTTTTCTTTCCAGCAAATTCCTTGATGATTTCCATTTTTTCAACATTGGCATGTAAATACTGTTGAAATCCAAAAGAAATAAGTGGATAAGCAATATGACTTGCAAAATCAGGTTCTATTTTTTGGAGTTTTTTATCTTTAACATCAATCTTATGGATTATAGGTAAATAACTTTCCGGTATATTATTGATTTCATTTGGATTAACTTCACTTGTTGGATTTATCATTAAATATATACTTTTGATTTATATTTTAATTTAGACATTTTAGTTCAATTTTTCTCTATATTATGCAATAAAATTGAATATATTTCAACATAAATAACATAAGAATAATATAGTATTATTATATATTATGCCTAAAGATAGAGATCCCACAGTGTTGGATGAATATAAGAAAGATATATCTAAACTATTAGATAAAGTTCAAACAGATGATGAATTCGAAATTGACTTAAATAAAGATAAAATGGATATAAGCTATGAAAAATACGTTGAGATGATGAGATATTTAACTCATCTACATAGTATGAAAAAAATTAATATCGAAAAAACAACAACATTAGATATTAGTTATAATGAAGAATATAAAACCGAAAGAGAAAATTACAGAATTATTATTGATGGAAAAGAATTAATCAATAAATATTTGGGAATGTTACAACATCGGAGAAATCATGTCATATTCAATGTAATGATGAATGTTATTAAGGATAAAAAATTCCCTGATAAAATTTCATTCTTAAAGAAAACAAAGAATACAGATTCAACAATTGATATTAATGACTTAAATGTACGTATACGATTGGCAACAGAAGAAAAATTCTCCGATAAAGAAATTAAAACTTTCGAACAATTAACTGAGACAGAAGCAAGAAAAATAACATTCCGTTACAAACAACGATTAAGTGTTGTTATTGATAAAACAGAAAATTATCTTATTAAAATTGATCTAACCAATGTCAAATCAACGCAAAATATTAATAGATTATCGCAAATTAACCCAACATATGAAATCGAAATTGAATATGTGCAATTGAAAAATGTTAATAAAAAAGATATTCTGGATAAATTGCTGTTAGAAACAACAAAGATACTGAAAGTTATTCAACAAAGTAATTTCATTATAACTAAAACACAAACAAATGATGTATTAAATGAATACAGAAAAATAATGAATATACCAACTGATAAAACAATTTTCAATTTGGAGGGAAGAACTCCAGTTTCATTAGAGATACAACATGCAACAGAAATTTTAGCAAATAAATATGCTGCGATTGATAAAGCTGATGGAGAAAGATATTTCATGATCATCTGTTTCAATCGTGTATTTTTAATTTCACAAAATTTGAGAATTAAGGATACAGGTATTGATATGAAAGATGATAAATATAATGGAACAATTTTGGATTGTGAATACATATTCCTACCGAAATTTAAACGGTATATTATTCTACCATTTGATTGTCTTTTTGCCAAAGGAGAAGATATTCGCAAGAATCCAAATCTAATTGAAAGAATGCAAATTGCGCAAAAAATAGTCAATGATTGTTTTGTGATGGGAAAACAGAAAGGATTTAAATATCCAGAATTAAAAGATAAAAACAGTATTGATAATTTAGTTAAATTTTATTCAAAACAATTAGATGAATATGTTGATATGTTATATCATGATTTAGAACATGAAAAACAATATCCATTAATCAGAGTAAAATATTTCATGCCAGTTTATGGTTTGGCAGATAATGAAATTTACAAATATTCTGAAATAATTTGGAATAAATTTATGTTCGGTGATGTGAAATATCCATATTCATTAGATGGAATTATATACCAACCGATAAATCAAGCATATATAACTAATCTTCGTGAGAGCAAATTTTCAGATTACAAATGGAAACCACCAGAGAAGAATACCATTGATTTTTACATTAAATTTGCAAAAGATCCGGCAACTGGTAAAGTTGTTAATGTATATGATAATTCCAATGAATCAAATGAAACAAATAAACCATATCGTATTTGTTATCTTCATAATGGTAAGAGAACACCAGAAGGTGAGATACCAGTCTATTTTAACGAAGAACAGAAATTACATATGGCATATTTATATTTGGAAGATGGTAATGTCAAAGATGTGACAGGTGATATTTTACAAGATGAAACAGTTGTTGAATTTGCGTATAATAATATACCAGAACTTGATGAAAAATTCAGATGGAAACCATTGAAGACACGATATGACAAAACGGAAATGGTTCATAAATACAAAATGAAATATGGAAACAATAATGATATTGCCAATAGAATTTGGAGAAGTATTATAGTTCCAGTTCGTTATTCTGATATTACAACATTAGCAAATGATAAATTATATTATCAACAATTAACTGAAATGAGAAGTAAGATTACACAAGAATTAATTATATCAGCATCGAAAGAAAATGTTTATTATCAAATAAGAACTAATTTAGCAGAACCAATGCGAAATTTCCATAATTGGGTGAAAAGTGTTGTCATCTTTACCTATATGAGTTCGGAATACACTGGAAATAAACCATTAACTGTTTTAGATATTGGAACAGGAAGAGGTGGAGATTTAATGAAATTTTATCATGCTAAAATATCATCTGCAGTTTGTATGGACATTGATTATGAAACACTTCACAATGCAGTTGATGGAGCAATTAGTAGATATAATGGACACAAGAAGAGATACCCGGCATTCCCGAAGATGAGTTTCGTCTGTGCTGATTTCACTACACCATTAGACGCTGACAGTCAAATGAAAGTAGTTCAAGATAAAACACCTACAAATAAATTCATGTTAGAGAAATTATTCCCGAAGAATGGTATGCAGAAATTCGATAGAATAAATGCGCAGTTTTCATTCCATTACTTTTTAGTAACAGAATCAGCATGGACTAATGCATGTAATAATATTAACAAATGTTTGAAACCTGGAGGGATGATGGTCATAACAACATTCGATGCTGAACGAATTTTAGAAGTTTTAGGAGACAATGATAAATATACTTTATATCACAACTTGAATGGTGAGAAGAAGATTTTAATGGAAATTGTCAAGAAATTTACCGATTCTAAAAAAATTGGTGTTGGTATGGCAATTGACGTTTATAATAGTTTAATTTCCAATGAAGATGTTTATATTACAGAATATTTAGTTGATAAAACATTCCTAGTTAAGGAACTAAAAGAAAAATGCAATATGGAATTAGTAGATACTGATTTATTCGATCATCAATTCGAAATTAATCGTGAGAATATTACTAATGTTGCGAATTTTGATGAAAATGAAAAAACACGTAAATTCTTGCAAACAGTTGCAACATTCTATGATCAAGGAAATCCAATTAATGCTGAATGTTTCAAAATATCTAGATTAAATAGATATTATGTTTTTAGAAAGACTGAAAACGAATAATAATTTTTTTTATGATAACATTTTATATTTAATTAATAAAATATAAAAAACTATTAAGATAAAACTAAATATTCAAAAATATTGAAAAAAATATTACTTATGTAAAAATACATAAGTAAATAATAATATATAATATAAGGAATGAACAATACACAAACTATTAATATTATCAATGTAACTGAACTTTTGAAGTATAAAAATTACTGGAATATAATGCCAGAATGCATATTGGAATATAATCGAAAAAATAAAATAATATTAGATATACCGACAAATGAGGTAGTTTCTGAACGACAGAAACATCCTGTCTTGAAAATTATGAAAGATACAACAGAAATCAAAAAATACATTATGTCATCATTGAATAAATTATCAAATGATAATTTAGATTTTGTACATTCCGAAATTACGAAGAATAAAGATATTCTAACACATGAAGGATTAAATGAACTCTCTTCAATCATAATAACGAAAGTTGGAACAGATAAAGCATTTACACAAACATATGCAAATCTATGTTTGAAATTATCGAATATACATATTAAACAAAATGATGAAAATAATAAAAATGAAATATTTGTAACTCATTTGATTTCGAAAAAATGTAAAGAACTTTTTGATAATTTTATTGATAACAAAGATGTTAGTAAAGATACTGAAACAATAAATATTGAAAAAGCAATAATTATTAATCATATAAAATTTATTGGACATTTATATAATTTAAAATTTTTGAAGGTATCAGCAATTAATTATTGTATTGATAAATTATTTCAGAATATTTTGATAGTTAATAATGTTACAGAACTACTAATTCTGTTAATAAAAACTATATTTGATAAATACATCATATCAGACCTTGAAAATATGAAAAAATATTTTGACCAATTAAAAATTGTTAAAGAAAATTGCAAATCTTTCAGAGAGAAATTTATGATTCAGGATCTTTTGGAAAAATGTATTTTATGAAAAAAATGAAATTTGTTTATTTAACTAAATATTATTACTATTAACTAATTAAAATAAATTATTTAATATGGGTATCAAAGAATTAACCAAACTAATTGAACCTTGTGGTATTATTGTATCATATGAAGAATATAGAAATAAATATATCGCTGTAGATGTTTTCCAAAAAATCTACAAATACTGTATTGTTAATGCAAACTCGAGGGAAAATAATAGTTTTGATGACCGAATATATAATAAACATTTAAGAGCAGTAATTAATTGTATAAATCAATTAATTAAATTTGATATTACTCCGATTTTTATTTTCGATGGAACATCAATTGTTACAAAAGTTAAGAATAAAACTGAAACAATTGTTAATAATACAAACACAAATAAATCCAAATCTGAAACGAATTATAATAAACAACCGATATTTAGAATAACACCACAACAAATTAAAGATTGTGAAAAATTAATCAAAAGTATGGGAATTCCATTTGTTAGAGCACCGTTTGAAGCTGATTCGCAATGCGCAGCATTAACATTATGTGATAGTTTAAATATTGACACAGTCATAACTAATGATACTGATATTTTAGTGTTCGGTTCTAAATCAATGTTACGAATGTTACCATTACAAATAATTAATATGATTCGAAATTTATTCAAAGTTTTTATTGATACAAAACCAAATGATACAATAGAATACAGTATTATCGATATATGTAATACTATCGATAATCAAAATTCCATGAAAGAATTAGAATATAAAATAGATATTCGACAGAAATATAAATTCGAGATGATAGTTAAAATTAGTGATATGGAAAGTATAAATTTTGCTGTCAGGTATAAAATGGAAGATATTTTAAAATATTTAACAGAATATGCTAATAAAATTTTGAGACAACATAACATAGATGAACTTGCTGAATTTACTAAATTAAATTTTATTGATATTTGTATTATTGCTGGTAATGATTATCTCAAAAGAATTGTATGTGTTAACATCCATGAATTATTTAAAATATTTGTATTATCACAATGTAATATTGATATATTAATTCAAAATATTAAAGAAAAAAAGTTTGATTTGAAGAATGTACATGATAATATAGATGAAAATTATACTAAAAACGTAATCAATATTAGAGAATATTATTTAAATGCATCAATTATTGATCCAACAACAATTGATTTAACTATATATAAACCTATGGAAGTTGATTTTTATAATCTTCTGAATCAAAATGGTTTTGATGATAATTATATTTTTGGTAATTTACAAAAATATAAATTGAATTATAATAAACTTTTATTTACACAAATGAAACAATAATTTTTACATGATATTACAATATCTGCCATGCGATGAATCATCAACATCGTCAACAACTTTTCTAACCGTCCAAAGATCAGAAACCAAATCATTATTTGTCATAAAATCGTATGGTAGATAGAAATATCCTTTATCGCCCCATTTTTCTCCCCAACTATTTCTAACAATGAATGTTTTTTTATCATCATCAAAACCAACACATAGAACAGCATGACCTCCTAGTAAACTTTCATTAGGTTGAGGCATAGGAACAATTCCAGTTGTTGATACAGCATGACTTTCAAATGATTCATAAACCATCATACCGAAAACAATTGGAAATCCCTCGATCAGACATTGTTTTAATTGGGGTAGTGTTTGTGCAACTCTCTTATATTCGACACATTTATGATGTTTAGCACTTTCATATGCTTCCTTTGGAGGCTCGACGCTAAATTTAGAAATATTATATTCCCACATTGATTCTGGGCAAATACCATCAACATTAATTGATTTAATTCCATCACGAATCATTGCCCCAGCATCTTCACCAATTGACCCCTCCATCTTTCTTTCATTATAATAAATGAAAAGTCTTGAAGGAGTAAATACATGTTTTTCTTGTTCTTTTATTTCATCAAATTCGTAGGCTCCTGCTATCGATTGTGCCGTGCAGCTGCCAAGTCGACTTTGATCATATACCTTCGGACACTGTGATCTTAAATCAACTAATTTAATAGTTTCTTGTAATCTACAAACAGAAAATTTATGAAATAAATCACGTTTGTCTTCATTATCTTTCTTCCAGCCATATTTTCT